TCGTTCATAGCAGCTACTACCTGTGCAGTTGATTGGAATTTAGCTGTATCTGCTTTAGCTGCTCTACCTCCGACAAGCTTAGGTTCTCTTGGTGCGTTGTTCATATAAGCAGCTTGAATACCAGCAACAGCAATCCTTATCTGGTGTGGGTTGCTGGTCTTAAGCATAGAGTTGAACGCATCAACTTCTGCCCTGTCTAGGTTTGCAGCAGCCCACGTAATCATTTCAGTGTAGGTTTGCTCTCCTCCAAACTCGTTCTTAATTGCTGCTACTTCTTTAGCTGCAAGTTGTGAGTCCTGCTCTGCTCTGTACTGCACACCATCTAGGTAGGCTTCGACCATATCTTTGCTAAAGCCAGCACCTTCTAATGCTGTGTAGTCGTCATCATCTAGCTTGCCTGTCTCTTGCCATTTAGTATTCATCCCTTGGTAATCGACACCAGCCTCATCAAGGCGACTACCTATGTACTCACCATAAATCTCTGAAGCATTAGCTGGTGCTTCTTCTTTTGATTCAGAGACTTCTGGTGTGTCGCTTTCTTCTTGACTACCTAGTTTCTTCTGAAGTTCTTCGTATCCTTTTTCTAAGTCTTGAACAGATTCATACTTGCCAGCAAATTTAACTGGGCCACTTTCTTCTGCTTCCTTAATCATCGCTGCATCCCTTGCATCTGCCTCCTGTTCAGGAGAGATTGCATTGGTTTGTGGTTCGACAATAGTTACTGGATCTGGCATTGAATGTGATGGGTGAAAGGTTGTTATTTGATAGTGATGTGCCGTTCGCCGTCTTTAGTAACTTGCGGCTCTTTATCTTTC